ACCATGCGGCGCGCACCACGCATGATCGACGAGACCCGCGAGAACAGCGAGCGAGCTCGCCGCTACCGGATCCTCGCGACCTTGCTGGACATGCGCGCCGGGTACGGCGTGAACACTGCCTACGGCACGGTCAAAGTAAACAACTAAACTTGTCGGTTATGCGGAGACAGAGAGGGCCCGCCCGCTGTGGGCGGGCCCTTCTTTTTAACAACTAGGAGAAGCCAATGGCCCCAGTAGTAACACTCCAGCAGGGCGAGAAGCTCTACCGTATCGGCGTCAACGACGACTGTCCTGTCCACCAGATCTTCGCAGGCGGCCAATGCTTCCCGCGAAACTCTGAGAAGGTGACCGGCTACGGATCAGAGACCGAACGAACAAAGGTCCGCGGAGCAGTCGTCCGCATGGGACCGGGCCAGCTCGAGAAGTGCTTTGAGGCCGCGTCTCATAAGGTCGTGCGCTCTACGAAGGGGCGCAAGAGCCGCTCGAGGATCCACGACACGCGCGCGCGGAACTATCGCAAAATGGACAATGACCGCCCTATCATTGGGCTCATGTATGCGGTTCCTCTAGATACTCTGGAGAACCCATACGAGAAGGCCGGATACCCGAGCCTGTCAGACACCATGGGCCAGTCGACGGAGGACGTTCAGGAGGTCGAGGCTGCCACCAAGAAGGAAGCCGCGGGCTTTGAGCCAGCGGCACCTGTCAAGCTGAAGCCCAAGCGACGGCGGTCTAAGCAGATCGACAACCTGAACTAGAGGTAGCCCGTGGCGTCACCGACCGAAGGCGAAATGGACAACCAGCTTAGGGCTGGTGTCTTGCTGATCGACAATCTGCTAGCGCAGCAGACGGTCGCGACGGACGAAGACGCCTACGTGCAGATCCTAGAGTCGGACTTTGCTGCCGCACAAGCAGCAGGGGCTCGGCTCTTCCGGTCCCGGATAGCTTCAGGTGTCGGCGCTGGTCCCTCAGTTCTCAGCCCGATTCTGACTGCCTACACCCACCACATAGTCAACGCGCCAGAGCGTGCGGCCCAGGCTGCACTGGATCGAATATACGCATACTTTGAGGCCAATTCGAAGACGGTAAAGAGCCGCGGCATTACCTATGGCGCTATCCCTTCGTTCGGCGCGAGCAAGGGCGTGCTGGTGCGTCTGTCCAAGGACGAGAACGCCTACGACCTCGAGAACGAGTTCGTAGAGACCAAGACGCTCCGCTGTATCCAAGACGAGAACACAGGAGCCGAGAGGTTCCGCGAGGTCTTCGAACTCCGAGGCGGTAACGCTGGCGTTGACTCGCTCGAGGCTGATTCGTCTGGCGCTATCCGCCGGAATTTCTTCGCTAAAGACTCTTCGTCGTCGTTGCTTCGGAACTCCTCTTTCAGCCAATTTGCAATTGCAGGGCAGTTCGCAGCTGGCCGATATCCGCTGATCGTGACTGACACGATTACCGGCTGGACCCTCGACGATCCTACGGGCTACGAACTGGACCGGAACCTGTTCGCGCGGGACGTCGTTGGCGACCCAAACCCTACGAGTCTGGCTGTCCAGACGGGAGCCGTCCGAACGGTCACACAGGCCTTCTCGGTCAACCGGCTCCAGCTGGCGGCAGACGTCCCATATCTGACAGAGGTCTGGGTGAGACCAGACGCTGCCTTGACCGCTGGCACCCTAACGATCAAGTGGGGCTCGGTTACGCAGGCCGTCACGCTCTCCGGGCTCGTGGCTGGCGCATGGAACTCTGTGATTGTAGACAGGGACGAGGATCTCTGGGCTGCCAGCTTCAACCAGGCTAACGCTGAGTTTGAGTTCTCCTTCTCCGGTCATGACGCGGAGGTGCTGATAGACGAGGTCTACTTTGGGACCATGGAGCCCTTCGACGGGACCTGGTGGCACCTCTCGGGCTCTCTCGCGAGCAAGTTCCTGCTTGACGATCAGATCCAGGTAACAGACGCGTTCGCTGGCAGCGACTCCAAGATCCAGAAATGGCTTTGGCGCGCCTATGGGCGCTATCTCCCCCACTCAGGGGCGCCCACGGTCACGGACCCGTAGAGCATGACGCTCCAGGTCAACGCGACGCTGCGCCTCTCGACGCAACTCCTGGTCGAGCTTACGAACCCTGGAGAACCTTCAGAGACCACGGTCAACACGAACGTCCTGGACGCTGCCGTAGCAGACACTCAGGCCGTCTTCCTTATAGAGACCGGGATAGCCTACGACGACACAGACGCGCTCCATGTGGCCATTGCCGTGCAAGGTGTGCTCGTATTCCTTATGCAGTACTCCGGGATAACCGGCAGGAATACGCAGCAGGTCACCGAGCGCTGGAACCGAGGCCTTATCCAGATCGCTACCACCCGCGGCTCCGAGCAGCGGATCAGCCCGACCTCGAGCTCTACGCTGGATCCTTCCACCGAGCGTGCGGGCTCGCGGCCTGACCAGGACCGCTCCCGGTGGCGAGGCTTCGTGCCCAATGCGGTCGGCGGCGGGGACGAGGACGAGTGACGGTAGAGGTTCGGGTGTCGCCGGATCAGATCGACCTCCTAACCGATTCCTTGTCAGCCCAGGCCGTAGAAGAGGTTCTGGACGGTATCGGCGCGCTGCTGACCTCGAGGTTTCAGCGGTCTTGGAGGCTGCAGCGGTCTCCGTCAGGCGACGCCTGGGGGCCACGGCTGACGCCTAACGTGGCTGGGATCGTGAAGGATCTCAACGCGGGCGGCTTTCCCAAGGGGCGCAGGTTCCAGCCGCGGCCAGCCGTTGTAGACACGGGCCGCCTCCGTGGATCGCTGACATGGGAGGTGCGCGGGTCTGAATTGGTGGTCGGGACGAGCGTAAGCTACGCCTCGATCCAGAACGAGGGCGGGGCCGTCACGCTCACGCTCAACGCCACCGGGCGGCGGCAGTTGGCTATCTGGCTGCGGCAGGATCGGTCTCGCCGAGAGTTTGGGCTGGGCTGGCTCTTTTCAAAACCGACGTTTACTTTAAACGTAAGAGAGCGCAGGTTTATAGAGATTGGCGACGACGAGAGGAGCCTGGTGGTTAAAGAGATCGAGCAGGAGATCGCCAGGCGGGCCACGTGAGCGCTCTGGACGCGCTCAGAGTCCCTGGTTCTGTGTCGTTCGGTGGAACTGACCTAGGGCTCATTCGGGACGTTCAGCTTCTCCGCACAGCGTCTCAGACGCCAATAGAGGCCGAGGAGTTCGGCATTGAGATCGTAGACGAGCTATTTGTAGGCGCGGTCTATCGGGTCGGTCTCGCGCTGCGTGGGTTCCTGTCAACGTCTATCGCCGCGGTCTTCCCGAATGTATCGGCGGGCTTTGTCCAGTTCCCAGGAGCCAAGAAGGCTGGCTGGTTCCGATCCCAAGACGCCGCAGCGCTGGTCTTTACTCCCAAGGATTCCAACTATCCAGGCTTCACGTTTGCAATGGCGATACCGCGCGCGGCTGAGGAGGTCGAGGTAAGCATGGCGGCACGCACCGAGCACCTGATCCTCTGCGAGTTCCTGGCTATCCGAGAGGGCGCAGCACCCACAGGGAGTGTCTCATGGGGGCTCTAGCCGAAGCCCTGGGCGTCTATGGGGACGTAGAGGCCGCCACAGAAGGCCAGGCGGCAGAGGACCGGCTGCAGCGGCTAACGCAGGGCTGCGAGCAGTTCCTGCGCGGGGGAGGCTCGGTCTCCATTCAAGAATTCGCTGGCCTCTCAGAGCTCGAGCGCTCGTCGTTGGCTGTAGCAGGAGACCGTGTAGCGGCCCGCCAGGCCGTGCGCTTCGCGCATGCCGCGCGGACGGAACTGGGCGAGGCTGCCGTGCTTGCGGTCCTCGACGGTGGAGACACGCTGGTATCAAAGACCTTGGCGGCGTTCATGGATCGTGCCCGTGGCTAGCACCTTTGTCATAGCTGGGCTGATCAAGACCGCGCTGGCTACGGCTGTTTGGCCAGGTCTTGGCGGTGAGCGGGTCTTCGGAAAGGTGATCGTATCCGCCGGGATCGACGGTGAGCGCTACCGATCCCAGGTGCGGTGGCCCTATTGCCTGATCCTGCCAGCTGAAATGGAGGTAGACGACGAGGAGCCAGACCTGGTCACCCAAAAGTTTACGATCCTGATTGCTCATGCCGTAGCGGGCGACACATGGGGCGAGACTGTGATCATGGGAGGCGCAGGACCAGGGACTGGCCTGACTTCCAAAGGGCGCGGTTTGCTCGAGCTCGAGCAGGTCCTGTTTGACGCCATAGCGCTACTCTCAGAGCAGGACGGTGTCCGAATCCAACTGATCTCAGCTTCAGCGGTCGCGGCTGAGCTAGACGCCGAGGTTGGCTATGTAGCCCAGCGCCAATACACCTGGTCTGCCTGGACAGGGGCTGGGAGCTCGCCATAGGCGACTGCTACACTCAGAGCATGGCAGAACGCGCTGAAATCAGGGTTGTCTTAAACACCAAGGAAGCCGAGAAAAAGGCCCGCGAGCTCCGGTCTAAGTCTGAGCGGTCTGAACAACGCGTCCGAGAATCGCAGGCTGGCGGCGGCGGCAACCAGGCCCGCGGGCAACCACCGGGCGCACCCACGAGGCCGACGGGAACCATTGCACCTATGGTCGGGCCAAAAAAGAAAAGCACGGGGACTGCAGGGGCAGTCGCGGCGGCGTTGGCACTCAGGGCTGCGGCTTCTATGGCTAAAATGCGTGGAGTAGCCAGTGCAGGCAGGGGTGCTCTGACCTCTGCCGCGGCAGGCTTCGCCGCCGTCAAGGTCATTGGAGCAGTAAGCAGTTTCGTCGCGGAGAATTTCGAGCAGCCTAGAATTGACGCGATCCCTAGGGGCGTCACTCGAGAGGAGTTCGCCAAGCTAGAGGGTGAAATCCGCGCGCAG